CACCACTCTGTTTTACCATTACCAGTATTTTTACTATATATTAAAAGATTGTTGCCATTTGTTACAAATTCTTTTATATTATTTTTAATATCTCTTAATCTTATATATGCGTCATAGTCAACATTATCTGGCTTCAAAGTTACTGGATACTTTAATTTACCTTCCATTGTTGCCATATGTAATAATGCATCCATTTTATAGTGTCTTATACAAAATGTTGAGCACTTACTATGATCGCATATATCTTTATACCAACATTTATCTTTTTCTAATTCATTATAAATATACTCCATTAAAACTCCTCATCTACAACGTTAGAACCATCAGATTTAATGTCCTTATATTCAACGAAATTATTATTTATTTTATTTGTGTTTGTTTTTTCATATTGATCTATAGCCCAAGTTATATCTCTTAAGCCACCTTTTATCGCAATTCTCATTACAGCTATTTGAGTTTCTTGATTATTTTTACAATAAGCTAGCAGCTCCTGTTGTGCTATATTTACACTTGATGGTGACAAAAAGCCCTTTGGATTTGTGTACACAGCATCTATCCAATCACAGAAATATTGCTGCATAATTGGATCACTTATAGATATGCAAGACTTTAGTTTTGCAATATGTGTCTGTCTTTTAGAAACAGGCTCAACTCTAGGTTTCTTTATAAATTGTGCAGCTTGTGAATTATTTATAACTTCACTAGGAGACTTAGCTGACATTATTAAATCAAATTGCTCGCTATTAAAGATATAATAATTCTTATTTGGTACGTTTTGTAATGGTTTAGTACTAATTACACCACAAGCCACTAATGCTAATTCAACATCTATTTGTTTCTCATCATCCAAACCTGTTCGCTCATAAATCTCACCTCTAGATAAAGCTATAGTATTATTATCGTTTGATTTCTTATTACGAGTTTGGAATAAATATTCTTGAAAAATACAAGTCAAAAATGCTGAAGAGCACACACCAAAAATTTTAGCAACATCAATATTATAACTATTAGTATTTAATAGAATATAAATCACGCCCTTTCAAATGAATATTTAATCTTTTTAACAGTAATATCACTCCAGTTTCTATCGTCATCATTAACGTAACCTCTAAGCACAGACTTAATTGTATTATAAGCCAATGCCAATGCTTTTTTAGTTGTATCATTACACTCATCTCTTGTTAAATATACAAAATCATCTATACGATTTAGTTGTAACTTCTTATTTGAGTATAGCATAGCTTCAAGCATTCGCTCGCCATATGGGTTGTCACTTAAACTTATTCTTAAATCTACCAACAATGAATCAAAACTGTCATCTTCATATGTAGCAGCTGCTGGCTCTGTAACAAAAGATTCTAATGAGACAGCCATATGATTTATAGCTGATTTCATTCTAACATTATGTATAGTTGGATTTTTCTCAAGTTTATCTTTAACTCTCTTTTCAGAACCAATTGTGAATAGTACATAACCAATTCTATTACCAAATGTTAGTGTAACTAATCTATTTACTGCATTGTCGCATGTTATCTTGTCTAAATTTAAACTCTTCATAACAGCTAAAAATGTCTCAGTAATTATTTGGCTATGGAACTCTTCTAATTCTGGGTGCATAATTAGTTTAGACATAAACAACTTTTTATAATTTGTAAACCACTTACAAACTAAAATATTGTCAAATTGTCTCTCATACTTTGTTACAATACGTTCATTACCATTCTTAAATTTTCTAACGCCTCTGTGATAGCCTGCTCTATTTGCGAGCTCAAACATTAGTTCTTTAATTGTGTATGTAGTACTGTCTAGTGACGCTACTCGTTCAGCGTCTTTAAAAAATCTTTGCATAATATGTACAAACCTCCAATTTATTTGATTACATTATAACACAAATTTTTTACCTTGTCAACCATTTTATACAAATTTTTTCAATTTTTATAAATTTTTACATCTCTATAATTTAATATACAACATAAAATGAAAAAGTTGATAAACAATTTATAATTTAATAAACTGTTTATCAACTATTTATTGGAATATATTCAAAATATTTGGATCCTTATTATCAACCAAATAACCACTTAGACATTCTTTTCTCTCTAGAATCTCTAAAACTCTCTCATCATATGTATCTTTAGTAACCAAAGTTATAATAAATACATGTTTATTTTGACCTATTCTATAAATTCTATCAGCACACTGTTGAAAATCTGCGTCAGTCCAAGGAGTATCTACAAATATTGCATAGTTAGCAGCAGTAAGTGTGTGTCCTGTACCCATCTTTTGCCAAGTACAAACCATTACTTTACATTTTGGATCATTTTGAAAAATGTCTTTATTTTTATCTATAGTTAAATCATCTTCATCGCCTGTACAAATTATCGGGTTATATTGTGCTAATCTATTAGCTACTTCAGATACTGCTCCTTTAAATGTACAAAAAACTACAAATTTATCACCTTGAGCTATAATATTTTCAGCTAACTCTTCAAGTCTATCTAATTTAGCTGAGGACGTTACCTCTGTAGAGAGTATACCTGGAAACGCTGTAATCTGTCGTAAACGCAAATTTATAGCTAACTCTTGTAAAACTGTTAAATTTTTATCAGGTAATAAGTCTAATTCTGCGGCAATTCCTTTTTCAACCTCATCATATAACGCTTGTTGTGCTGTACCCATTTCAACATACTCAATTTTATATGTTTTAGCTGGTAAATCTAACACTTCAGATTTTAAACGCCTCAATGAGCATTGAGCAATTAAATCTTGTAGTATATCTAAATTTTTATAGCCTATTACCTGTTTTCCAGCAAATCCACCATATTCATTAAACATACCTTTAAACTGAGAATAATTTGAACCAATATTGTTAGTCCACTTTAATGGCACATAAGCATTTTCTGGACTATTCATTATTATAGTACCAGTTAAAGCTATCTTTCTTTTTGCTTTTAATTTCATTAAATTTTTAGTAGATAAAGAAGTTGGGCTCTTACACTTATGCGCTTCATCTAAGATTATTAAATCAAAATCACTTCTACTTTTATTAAATGCTTCAGCAAACTCTTTATTTTGAAGAGTCTCTTTATTTGTTATTACAAAAAATTCCTTTATACCAGCTTTTAGCATTTTACATCTTTCAGACACTGATACAAATCTAGTTTTACCAGTTCTTGTGAACTTTTGACCTAATATCGTATAACTTAAATCAGAAAATTTAGAAATTTCTCTAGCCCAGTTATACTTTAAACTATTTATACCACAAACTATTAAACAATGTTTTAAGCCTTCACGTTTCTTAAGCACCTCAGCTAAATAAATCATTTGTAATGTTTTACCTAAACCTTGATCGTCTAATAGTAACCAACTAGGGTGATTTAGGCCATAGTTTATGCCTTCTAATTGGTATGAATATGGTTTTACTTTAAACTTATAATTATTGCAATCTATTAAGTCCTTGGTGTCTTCAGGACACGTTTTGAATTTAACATCGTCATATCTAGTTAATAAATCTATTAAAAAATATAATTTATTAATAGAAAATTCAAATTCATTAGTTTTTCTATCTAATATAGAATTATCTGTTTGTTTTAAAATATCTAATAATAATGGATTATAGTAATTTAATTTTATAAATAAAGATGTTACTGCAGGAATTTTTTTAGACTTTCTTTCTTCTATTACTATCATAGATCTTCTGATAACACTAGTTTTGTTGACGATAATGGTGTGGCATAATCATCATCAAAGTTATTTCTATCATCTGGCTCAGATTTGAAATTTACTTTTGCTGATACTTTAAAAGATTTGTTACACCCATCACAAATATATTTTTCTGTCAAATCCATAGATTTTCCAAAATACTCGAGTATTTTACCAGAATACTCTCTATCTAAATTAGTTGGCGTTCCAAAAAATGTAGTTGGGTAAAATATCTCAGCTGGAAGATACTCTCTGCCACAGTATGGGCACTCTATAATCTCATATTTATTTGGTTTCATTATTGTCTCCTTTATATACTTATATATAAATATACAAATAAAATGGTAGCGAACTATTAAATCGCTACCATTTTATATTATTTATTTATAGTACTTAAATCATCTAGATCGCCATCATCTAGCTTATCTATAGCTGTTTGGTTAAATCTAACTTTACTTGTAGATGGAACAAACCAATTTGAGCCATCGAATTCTAATAGCTTTAAATTATAAAATTCGCATGTATCATTATTCCAATTAAAGCTATACTTATTTTCTTGATCTGCTTCAGTGTCATATTTAAATGGGTTATTTGTTGATTCATTATCACCATTTATAGTATAACTATAGTTTGAACCATCTGTAAATACTACTGATGAATATCCAGGCTGCACAGTACTAATTGAGCCAGCCACAGTCTCTAACTCAGTTAACGCAATTTCTCTACCTAATAATTGTGTTAAGTTAAATGTAGGTCTCAACTCACTACCTGTATTATCTGTAACATGCTCATAACGCACAGCAATATTAGCATATATACTACT